TCTGCGGTTACCTGATACCCGTCTGGGGTTGTTCCGTTGGTTGCGATATAACCGTTACCGTCGAAGTAATAACATTCAGCAACGCCATCCCCATTTCCGTCAACCCACTGCCAGCCGTTTGCATACCAAGCACTGTTGTCAGCATTGGTGCCATACCACCAGCCAATGTTATTTTTCTGCCAGCCGGCCGCAAAAGCCGGAACCGCCGCCATAACACTCATCATCAGTGCTGCAGAAAGGACGGCTGCCATTTTCACTTTTTTTTTAAACATTGTTTAATCCTCCTTTTTCTATTCGATCTCCCTATATATATTATACGACATTTACTGCCGTTTCCCAATAAAAAGATCGAATTTTTCATTTTAGGTGCGACCCGCACGCACAGCCGGGCCATTGAGAAAATAGCGTACATATGATATAATAACGGCACAAGATTCCTCGTTTATTGAATATTTTAAACCGATGGTTGAATGACATCTTCCGCGGTATGGCTTACAATCGGGTCAGAAACAAATGATAGCGGAGAGGACGGTGAAACATGGAATCGGGACATAAATTTATGTTAAATGATATTCTGCGAAAGAAACGGAAAAGTAAAACGCGCAAACAGGAATGTCCTGTATTTCTTACTTACGGACCGGCTCACGATTCTCCCTTGGGATGGATAAAACGTTGGAAAGAAGATATCATCTGCATCCGCCAGAGATTGCGTTACGGATACTGCTACCGTGATGTCTGGTCGATTGACTGGTGGTTCGTTACCGTTGTTCCGAACATGATTCACGATTTGCGTATCAACAGCCACGGGTATCCTGGATACTTCACTGGAACTGAAGAAGAAAATGTACGGAAGTGGAACAGGATCCTGAAGCGTATGGAATTTTTGTTTAGAGAGGCAAACGAGGAAACCTGCCGCCGGAAGAACCCGTATCAGGATGCGCATAATGAAGCAATGGCGGCATTCACTCGACAATACGGGATGTTCGGCGAAAAACTGAAGACGAAAAAAGAAAAGGAACAGGAAAAAAAGAAAGGATTCAGCCGTATGTACACCATGTCCGATGTGCCGGAATATAAGGAAATATCGGATCAGTGGCTGGCAGCGGAAAATGAACTGACAGCATACCGGGAACGGTGCATGAAAGAAGGTATGAAGCTCTTTACCAGATATTTCCGGAATTTGTGGGACTGAGATCATTTACGTTGAAAAATATTCTGAGAGACGAGAATTGTGCAAAAAAATTAAATCGGCTTATGCAAACAAGATGCTGAAACGTTTCATGCTGTCTGATGATGCGGCACAAAAACTCAGGGAGGTATATGATTATGTGTGGAGTGACGAATGCATTCGAAAGTGATAAAGTCGTTAGCGATTTTATCAAAAAGAATGAGTGCAACATCTATAGTGGTGGATTCATGAAACCATTTGATGTGCGCGGATATGCCAGGTTCATCAAAGAACATCAGTTGTCAGCTAAGGATATTACGCCTGAAATTATGCAAAAATTTGTCAAGTAGTCCTAATTAACTGATTTTCATGGCCCATTGCATTATGCGGGAATGGGCCATTTTTTAGATCAGTGACTGGAAGCGGAGAATGAACTGACAACATACCGGGAACGGTGCATGAAAGAGGGTATGAAGCTCTTTGCCAGATATTTCCAGAATTTGCGGGACTGGCCAGAAGTAGGGAACAGGCGGATAAGGACTGGAAAAGGATAGCAGAGTGGAATAACAGGCGGTAAGCTGCAGCTGTTTTTGCGGATAACAAAAAATGGTACGGCATTCTCAATTTCGAGGTGATTCTATGAGAAAACTGTTGAAAAGAATATATCTGTATTTTAAAGGAAAAGAAATCTGGGACGCTAAAATGTCAGAGCACCTGGAAATATCGATTGTATCTACACCGAAAATAAGGGGGGAAGTTCAGAAGGAAATGTATGATTTTTGCGGAAGAAGATGTAAACTGTAACTTTGTATGTGCCGCCACCAATGCTTGCGTAAACAACGCGTAAGGATAATAGGGAAAGCGTATTTCGGGCAGGGCTTCGGTCCTGCCTTTTGTATGCCAAAAATTGTTATCCGCAATTTTTATCCCCCGCGATTTTTACGCCTAAAAAATAGCAAGCTGTCGACATACTGAAAGTATACCTACGATCGCTTTGATTGTGGGAAAACATCATCATTATTAAAGGAGGCTACTTATGGTAAGCAAAAAAACAACAGTGGCAGTATGCGGCGCCGTTATGGTCGCTACAAGTATCTTGGCATCTGCCCCGGCTTATGCCGAAACCAGACAGGATGTGATCGCAGTTACCCCAGGAGATGAGAAACTGGCCGTTTTATTCGAATTTCCAACGGAAGTGGTGGACTTCACGTTGATTTCCCCATCCGGCAAACGGTATGATTTGGACAGCCCGGATGTTATAGGCCACATGGACGAAGAACAAAGATGGAGAAACTATTGCGTAGAGAATGCGGAAGCCGGGCCATGGTCCGTAGAATATGACCTGAAGAGTAATGATTATATTTCTTATGAGATTTTCAATCCGGATTCTATCTATACATATGACTTTGCGTTGAGTGCTTTCAGGCTGCTGTCTAAAGATGACGCTCATGCGGATCTTGTATTTGTCGCCAAAAGCGATGAGCTGGTAAAAGACGAATACAACTATCAGATCAGTGCTTATAACATGGATACGCATGATTATCTGGAACTATCCAGAGGTACGGCGTCAATTAACGAAGAAACGACCGTAACTTTGGATTACACGGCTGTACCGGAAGGAAAAGGGATCGCGATTCTGCGTGTGACCTGCCAGGATGGAGAGGAGATCCTGTACGACGAATATTATTCTAAAACATATACGTACAGCAAAAATGGTAGCGTGGATGTATCTGATGTGTATGTGGTCAATACAGGAACCTTGACACCGAACGGCGTTGTCCGTGATCCTGATGTTCCGGGAAGGACTTCTGAAACGGAAGCCTCCCATGAGAGCACTGCCGCTACGGTAACAAGCGCCGCAGAATATCAAGAGGAAAACGATACGGCCCATGAGGAAGAGAATAACGAGACCGTTCAGCTGGATGAAGCAGTGGACATTTCAATTCAGGAAAAAGAATTAGAACAAATGGATGTGATTTTAAAAATTATAGCAGTAATGATTGTTGTTATTGGAGCGATAAGCGGTGCGGGAATCTGCCTGCTGTGGCAGAAAAGGAAAAAGAAGTAGAAAGTATCCTGGAGCATTTTGCCCTGGCTCGCGTTTTAAATGCCAAAATTTAATCCATTCCTTCTTTCTGGTATTGTGCAATAGACGCATCCAGAAAATTCTCCAACTCCTGATCATCCTGAAAATCAAACGCTTCTCCGTCATTTAAGAGGGTGAGTCGGATCACATAAAATGGGATTCTGGCTTCCCGCATCACGCATTTCATATATTCATAATGCTGTTCCTGATTCATACTGGTTGCACCGTAAATGTCATGCCGGTAAACGTCGATGCAGCAGATGATATCGTTATTTTCACTGTTTAAAATAACCAGGTCCACATGCTCATTTCCTAAATCATCCGCAAACGCATGATGACCGGATGCCGGGTCCAGAAAGCGTTGGTCCATAAGAAAAGCAGTCTTTAAGCGGTATTGCGGTTCCACCTTTAAAGGTATGTCCGGCCAGAGCCTTTTTAAGTATCCGGAGATGTGGTCACACAAAGATTTTCCATGTGGGGGCTGTTTGGCGTTTCTTGCCCGCCGTGGTTTATAAAACGGCGCAACATCCGGTACCTGGTTTGCAATCTTATCGTCAATGGCAGAAAGGATAAATGCCTGCAGGGACATATGAAAATTATCTTTAACGATCCTGTTTAGTTCATCCAGACGTTCTTTTGGGATCCGGATTCTGAGAGAGTGCATCTTTGCTTGGTAACGGTCGTAGGCGGTTTCTTTCTTTTCCGGCTTTTCTTCTATATCCTGAAAATTCGTTGTTTCCTTCCAATCATTCATTTTGTCGGCCTTTTCCTTTCACGTTCTGGCACCATTTTAAACGATAAAATGGGTTCCCGCAAGGATTTTAAAATATTCTCCAAAATATCTTGACACATAGGTGTACATATATTAAGATTGCGACATGAATATATAGGGGTACATATAATTCAAGACACATTACAAAAGATAACCGCCGCTTACTGGAGTACGGGAATTTTTTATTTCATCCTATGCCGGTTCGATTCCGGCAGGCGGCAATACAAAAGAAAAAACGAAACTTATCCATTCATTTTTAATACAGGAGGACAACTATGGCAAAGGTCATTGCAATCGCAAATCAGAAAGGCGGAGTCGGAAAGACCACATCTGCCGCAAATATTGGTTTTGGTTTTGCCCGTGAGGGGAAACGGGTTCTGTTAATTGACGCAGACCCGCAGGGAGACTTAACAAAGTCTCTGGGGTTTGATGATCCGGATAAATTATCGGATTCCTTGACAACCGTGATGACAAAGGTGGTAAACGGGGATGATATTGCTCCGGACTACGCAATCTTAAAGCACGCAGAGGGCGTTGACCTTCTGCCGAGCAACATCGAGCTTTCCGGTATGGATATGACGCTTGTAAACGTCATGAACCGGGAACACGTCCTGGAGGCTTACGTGGAACAGCAGAGAGAGCATTATGACTACATCATCATTGACTGTATGCCGTCTCTAGGAATCATTACGATCAATGTCTTAACCGCTGCGGATTCCGTCATCATTCCGGTAGAAGCGGCATTCCTTCCGGAAAAAGGTCTGGAACAGTTAATGAGGACCATCAGCAAGGTCAAAAAGATGTTAAACCGTGACCTTACCATCGAGGGCATCTTAATCACCAAGGTGGATAAGCGTACCAAATTCGCGAAGTTGATCTGTGAAGAGATTCATCGTGCGTACGGGCAGGAGATTCGCGTATTTAAAAACAATGTCCCGGCATCTGTAAGGGCGGCAGAGACGCCGGCCATCGGTATTAGCATTTATAAGTATGATCCGAACGGCATGGTGGCAAAGGCATACCAGAACGTGGTCGAGGAGGTGTTAAGCGATGAGCAGTAAATTTGATTTCGGAGCCAGAATCAAGGCGACCAGCTATGACGACTTAACCGGAGCTTCCGGCGCTCAGCCGTCAGATGCAGTGAGGACCATTCCGATTGCTAAACTTCACCCGTTTAAGATGCACCCGTTTAAGGTGTTGGATAATGAGGATATGGAAGCACTCACGGAGAGTGTAAAGGAAAACGGGATTCTGACGCCGCTTACGGTTCGGAAAGACTGCGGAAGCGACGGATATGAGATCATTTCCGGGCATCGCAGAAAATATGCGGCAGAACGCGCCGGACTTACGGAAGTACCGGTCTTTATCGTTGACATGGACACGGATTCTGCAGTGATCAACATGGTCGATTCCAATTTACAGCGTACAAAGATCATGCCGTCTGAAAAGGCGTTTTCCTGCATGATGAAATACAATGCTTTAAAACGTCAGGGAAAGAGAACAGATCTTGAAGTGGATGCAGAAACCATGGATGCCGCGGAAAAGGTCGCAAAGGACTACGGGGACAGTAAGATGCAGGTAAGACGCTATATCCGTTTGACGCATCTGATCCAGGAGTTGTTGGAACTGGTGGATGCAGGCACATTAAAGCTGGTTCCGGCAGTGGCGGTATCCTATCTTTCTACCGGAAACCAGCGCGAACTTTATAAATACATGAACGCAAACCATATCAAAAGCATTTCCATGGAACAGGCGGATCGCTTAAAAGAGCGCGGGAAACAGGATGATTTAACCGTCATCGTGATCAACCAAATTTTCAATCCGGTATCAAACCGCCCCAGAAAATTTAAGGTTGTCCTGGATGATACCGAGGTAAAGGCTTATTTCAAGCCGGACGCATCCGAAAAGGAAATGCACGATACAATTCTGATGGCACTGGATGAATGGCGCCAGACCCATCCGGAATAAGGTGATGCATGGTTGAATAACAAGGGCTTATAGCCCTAGAGCAAATGGAGTGTTTAGAGAGCAGAAATAGGATGGTGGATAGAGACGTACCTACAATTTTATGGGTATAGGCCACGCAATACTAATTTAAAGGCATATAAGACATCAAGGCAGGGCGAATATAGCCCTGCCTTCGTTTGATTCAAAACAACACACGCTTGTGATTTTTAGTTATGAGCAGGAGTACTCAGGCCCTCAGAATCGAAAATTAAATGCATATTTGTATGTCGCTGTAGAGAATGTTTGTCCTTTGCAATAAACTTCCAAGTCTCCCGGTATGTTCCGGACACGGCGATATCTGGGTCAGAGATAAAGCTTATAAACTCTGGAAGATGGCCTTTGTATTTTTCAGCAAAAGCATCGGACATTTCTTCTTTTTCGTCATCAGAAAAGTCTTTTAAAGCATTATGCAGGACATGTTCCAGGTTACAAGAATTAAAGTAAAGCCGGTAATCGGTACTGTTAATTTTATTGGTGGAAGATAGCTTAAACATGACCTCGGCTTTATTCGCATTTCTTTGCTGAGTAACTTCTACATTAGCTGATTCCATGTGATCCTTATAGTATTGTATTGATTTTACATCCGCCTTCACAACGCAATCTTTCGTAAAAGTTCCATCTGTATCCGCTATATGAATAATACGGATGAGATCTTTCCATTGATAGCCATACTTGGTTCTGACCGTATCAATCTCGGTTTTGAGCTTTGTGATTACGTTTGCTGGGGTGACGCCATCTCTGGAGGTAATATCACCTCTGGTGATAACAAACTGCGTTTCAGTCGAACTAAAATACTCTTTCAACATGGTGCCGATGGAAGCCATATCGCTATATCCTTCAACGACGACAATAACCGCTGATTTCTCAGTCATTTTGCACGCTCCTTCCGGCCTTTCGGAAGGCTCTGGCAATTTCCAGACTGTCCGTTTCTTCGTAAATTACTTCATCTTGACCGCCCAGAGTGATACTGCGGATATACATGCTTCGTAAATTGTTGCTTCCCTTAACATTTTTCATGTGAATATAGCGGTTTTCTGGATTCGTTGTAGAGAACATAATGCTTTCCTTGTCAAGCATTTCCAGAGCACGAAGGTTGTGAGAAGTAAAGATCAGCTGGCCTTTTGCGCTGTTCTGGAAGATATCCAATAATTCGCCAAGCATATATTCAAAGATGCCAGCGTCTAACTCGTCGATGGCCAGGCAAATAGAAGGATTCCCAAAAGCCTGAATCAGAGCATTTAAAATAGAGATAATCTTAATAATTCCTTCCGATTCCATGCGGATGGGAATAGGGCGGTGCCCTGCTCTGGCAGACATTAACTCGACTTTCCATCCGTCTTCTCCGGAATCAAGTGCCTGCTTTCCGTAGTCGCGAACCTTAATATTCATACCTGGAATAATCGTATATAATACGGTGTTGATCTGCTCCACGATAATGCCGAGCAGGTCTTTGCGCTCCTGGTCGAGAGTAACCGGAGCTATCAATGGAATCGCAAAATCACCCTTAGCCCTCATTTGGTCTTTTTCAATACGGAACGCCATTGGAAGCATGAAATTTGCGGTAATCATTCCGGAATGCGTGTTACGGATAACAAACAGATCCCTAACCGCAAAACGAAAGAGTGAACGGATAACAAATGAATAGTTCTCAAAAGGAGTGGCATCAGATCGGCAGAATATTTCGCGGCTGCTTTCACCAAAAATATAGGAGCAGTTGCTTTTTTCGGCGATTTTTCTGGCAACAATCAGGTCCGTCAATAAATTTTTGTCCTGTGAAACTAATTCATCTAACCGCTTTTGTGGTTTAAATATGTTATCAGAAGCGTCCCTCTGATAATCCATGAAAATGTTTTTATTGGAACGAATCCCGTTTTTGGTCATAGAACAATTTAAAAATTCTCGGTTTATCCATACCCTGGAATCTGCTTTTGCCAGCTGTACATGATAACCCACTTCATAAAGCACTTTTTCGCTACTGGATATGATAAATTCAGCAGTGATTTCTGCATGATCTGAGTCAGAATCCATATAATCCGCGATCTCTGGCTCTAACTCGCTTCCAATCATGATTTGCTGTAAAAAATATAATGCATCAATAATAGCTGTTTTACCGGAGCCATTCTGTCCATAAATGCCAAGGACACCGGCTTTTGTTATGCCGGTTATCGGAACGCAAACGGTTCCTTTTTTAACGTTCTTAATATTTTCCAACGTTAATGAAGACAACCGTACAATGAGATCATTCATAAAATACCTCCAAAAATAAGCGGTCTAATATATGTATATTCTACCACGATTCATAGTAAATATCAAATTATAAATGCTAAAATGGTATTTTTTATTCCGTATATAAGATTACATTTTAGCATAGGGCGTAGGGACATACTGACGGTGTAATTGTTAAGACGAGGTATTGAGGAAGGAGGAATGGTGATGAGAGCGCAAAAGGGCAATCTCAATGTGCGATGGCAAAAAATAAAGGACCCTGCCAATGCAAGGCCCTTAAAAGCGTTTTCATTCAGTTCCGAAGAACCTATTCGGTTTGAGGTTATCGCATAACCCAAGGTCAGGCTCCACAACCGGCTGCATGCCGACACAGTCAATTGCTTCAACACCACGATAGCTGGTCAACGCCACTATCCTCTAACTTCATTATATCACAAAAATACTCGTAGTCAACAGAAAACGAGTTTTTGAGGAACACTATTTGCTTCGTGTTCTTAATTATTATATGTAGAAATAATGGTTTTGACAATAGAAAATATTGGAACTTGAGAAAGGAGGGATTTCGATGGCGGGAAGAAAGCCAAAGCCTACAGCTGTGAAGAAGCTGGAAGGTAATCCAGGTAAGAGAAAATTGAATACGAAAGAGCCAGTTCCAGCAAAAGGAATGCCTGCTTGTTCTGATTGGTTAATGCCAGAAGCGAAGAAGGAATGGGAACGCTTGGCGAAGTTGATGAATCAGATGGGTGTTCTTACTGAAGTTGATATGGCGGCGTTTGCTGCATATTGTCAGTCATATGCAAGATGGAAGGAGGCTCAGGAGCATATTACTTCTGTTGGCTCGACATTTGAAACTGATAAAGGATATCAGCAGCAGACACCTTGGGTTGGAATTGCAAATACGAATCAGAAGTTGATGCTGCAGGCGTCATCAGAGTTTGGGCTTACGCCATCTTCGCGGAGCAGGATTGTTGCCGGTAATGGTAAAGCGAAAGAAACAGAGGATGATATGAAAAAGGCGGTAAAGAAGGCAGGGACACAGGCAAGGAAGGATATCCAGGAGAATGCCCCTGTGAAGACCGGTGCCTATGCAAAAAGCTGGGCGGCGAAGACCACGAAGGAAACTGCCAATGCGATGGAGATCGTGGTGTATTCCAGAAACAGGTACCAGCTGGCCCATCTGCTGGAGTTCGGCCATGCGCTGAGAAAAGGCGGCAGGACAAGGGCGTTTCCCCATATTGCGCCTGCAGAGGAAAGGGCTGCGCAGACTCTGGAACGGGAAGTGGAGAAGGCACTGAGGTGATGGCGGGAGGTGAAAGCACATGACACTGGAAGAACTGGCAGGGATGCTGGAAGAGATTGGTTTTCCTTTTGCCTATGATCATTTTGCAGAAGGTGAAAGCCCGGATACGCCGTTTATCTGTTATCTGCTTCCCGGCAGTGATAATTTTTCGGCAGACGGACGGGTATATTTCCGGATCAGTGAAGTAAGGATAGAGCTTTACACGGACAGGAAGGATCCCGGGGCAGAAGCCCTGATGGAAACAGTTCTGGATGATGCCGGGATTTTTTATAATAAGTCGGAGGTCTGGATCCAGAGCGAAAAGCTGTATGAGGTGCTGTACAGTATGGAACTGTAATGAATTGTTAAATGATGGAGGGATATTATGTCTGATAAGAATAACAAGGTGAAGTATAATCTGAAAAATGCGCATTACGCTTTACTGACGGTTGGAGAGGACGGGGCGGTGTCCTATGCAGCGCAGGTGCCGCTTCCGGGCGCTGTATCACTGTCCCTGGATGCCAACGGGGAACCGGAGA